GCACTACAAACCACCAAGGCAGGACGCCCACGAAGTAGCCGCCCGAGGCATATGAATATCGGGATGACTCGCTGAAACGTGGTTATACCGAGGGCGCAACAGTGAAGATGATTAAGCACATGGCCAACACCAGCTTACGGGACTTGATCACCTTCCTGTACCTCTTCCCTGATGCCGAACTCATCTGTGATGCAGATACCGGTGTCATGACGTTCGAATGCTGTGAAGTAGAAGTGGAATACAAGGCTGTGTTTTGAGTGTTTGGGCGGTTTCTCCGGGGCTTTCAACCTTTCAGGAGAGGGAAGATGGTGTTCGACCGGATTAACCGCCACTTTTTCACAACGTTGAGAGCATTTGACGGGCGCACCGAGCCGCGTCACAGAGGCGTTAAGTGCTCTCAACGTTGTGGTGAATGCGAAAGCATGGGTGTGATTAGCGAGTAGTCATGCCGTCGGCTGAAGCCGCTGGATAACAAACCCGCCTTGGGCGGTGGCTAAACCAGCGCGCGTGAACGGCGAGGAGCACCGGCCACCACAACTTAAATCCGCAGGCTGGTTCAGTCTAAATTGACCATCAGTGCCTGCGCCGGATGGGGTAACCGGCACACAATGGTGAGAGCATTGGGCGGGATAAACGGCATACCCTGCGCCGTGGTTCTGATGCTAAGGGCAATGCTCTCAACCATTGTGGTGAATACGGCTATGCGCTCGTGGAGAACTGGCCCAAACGATAACGCGATCGGTTGAGTCTGAAAGTCTAATACCGCTCTGGCTCTTGCCAGTTCGTCCAGAGCACCGGGAGGCACCCGGCACCGCAATACCTTTCAACGTGGAGTAACGAGGCTACAGGTTTTGCAGAACCTGTCAGCCAATTAAATGAATCCCTAAGTGATTTATTGCCAGCAATGGCAAGGGATTCGTGCAAACAAAAAACAGCGTGGAGGTCATTTAATGACTTGGATTTGCACCAACAGCCAGAAGCACTTCAGCTTCGTTGATCCGGTTCGTGAGGCTATCTGCATCGAAGATATTGCCTGTGCATTGTCGAATATCTGCCGTTTCACAGGTCACCTCGATCAGTTCTATAGCGTTGCTCAGCACTCAGTGCTTTGCAGCAAGCTGGTTCCGGCTAAGTTCGCCTTCGAGGCACTGATGCATGACGCAGCTGAAGCTTATATCAATGATATCGCGGCTCCACTCAAGGCGATGTTGCCCGACTACAAAGCAATTGAACACCGGGTTGAGATGGCTGTTCGCCACAACTTCAACATTCCGGTACGCATGTCTGAATGCGTAAAGCACGCTGACATGGTGATGCTGGCTACCGAGCGCCGCGACTTCGATCTGGACGATGGCACCGTGTGGCCATGTCTGGAGGGTATTACCCCAGCTGATTTCGCCATCTTCCCACTGACGCCTAAGCAAGCGCGTGCGGAATTCCTCAACCGTTTTGATGAGCTGTGGAGAGAGCACAATGAAACATCCGCATGATCACATCGTAGTGGGCATCGTCACCCTGCCCTACAGCATCATTTTAGCCGGATGGATTATGCCTGACGGCTCAGTGATCAGTAACCCAATCGCAGCGCAGGCTGCGGCAGAGCGCCTTAACAGCGCAAGTCGTACCGTTCACTGAGGGCCACCAGCATGACTAACCAAAAATCTAACAAAGAAATGGTCGCTGCATCCCATCTGTTTGCTAAATCCATCGGGGCTGACACGCCGCTGCTGGAGATTGCAAAGTTGGTCATTGACCTTGCTTCCCGCCTGGACGTTGCAAACGTCCGGGGCAACCTGATGGCTGCTGAAGTGCTGCGCATGAACAGCGTGCTGCCGGATGCAATCAGAGCGCTTCAGAGCACTGGTGAACATCTGAATCTTATTGATGACATGAATGTTGCGCTCGCAACACCAGCGTCCGATCAGTGGATTCGCACATTACGCGGTGAAGCGTTTGGTGAAGCACGCCGGGCTGTATCGACGCTGGGTAATAACCACCAGCCTGGTATATCTCATGCAGTGAATATCATTTCGCAATTGGAGATGGATTTACTTCGCTCCCGCCCTAATTTGAAGGTGGTCTCATGAGAATTGAAAGAATTGGAAAGATACATTTGCATGACGCAGCTTTATCAATTTGGGAACCAGAAGTTGATAAGGTTGAATTCAAGAAAGTTGTTTTCAAACGCATTATTCAGCAGCTCAATCGCCTTGGGTGGGTTGTTTCCATTCCCCAGGACAAGATCAATAGCTACAGCCAAGATTTTGCTCGCAACTTTCGTTATTGCGTAAAAGGTGATCTCAAGGCCGATTTAAATGTAAGTGGGCGCGTCATTGAACTGGAATTCTTCCAGAACTTAAACGCTCCTGACCGACCAGATCACGAGGGCCGCTATCAATATGACAAAGAAAAGCACATGCCTTATCTGATGCTGCTTGAGATGCGCCGCACACGTAATGTAATTGTGAAGTATTTGACCAATGTTTTCACTGGCTATGAACTTGATAGCGAGCGCGTGCTTTCACAAATGCGGGTGGGTCTTGGTGAATTTACAGCCCTAGAGTGGATTGAACAGAAATACAAAACAAGTTGGCACTTTAAAGGTGACCTTTCGACTTACAAGATTTCTGATTGCAACCGTAAGTCGGCGGAAGGTAAAGCGTTAGAGCATGGTCAGCGTGTCTACTACTTCGATAGGGATGGTCGCATTCAAACCGGCACCGCTTACTACAACATCAACAATATGTGGTGGGTGGTTACTGGTAAATATGCATTGAGTAATGAAGCATGTTTTTCACTTTATACAGAGCTTCCTCAAAACTTTCGTATTAAGCGAAATGACAGACTTCGACGTAAACGCCTGGAATCTTTGTTATCCGATGCTGTTGATAAAATGGATTTCATCCGAGCGCATAAATTGAAAGGTATTCTGTTCTCTCCTGATGAGCAGCTCTACCGGGTATTCCATACAGACCACCAGCTTTATCACAGAGCTGGGTTTAGCGGCTACACCAAAGACCCTAACTATGCAGGCAAGTTTACGCTTGAAGAATGCAAGCGCTTTGGAAATGAACATCAAAATGTGGTCGAGCCAATATCTGGTGATGAGGTGTCCGCATGAAAGAGCGTCCAATCATCTTTAACTCCGAAATGGTTCGTGCAGTTCTGGAAGGCAGAAAGACGCAGACACGCCGGATCATGAAGAATCAGCCTGTGCCGAGCAAAACTCGCGAGGGTGATTACTGGTTCTCGTGCAACAAAATGCACAGCATGGTTCACGTATCCGATTTCATACCGGGCAATTGTTTAATGCCGGATGCACATGAGTTTTTCAGCATGTCATGCCCGTTCGGTGCAGTAGGTGATCGCCTGTGGGTGCGTGAGACGTGGCAGGGTCCTCTGTTCGATGAAGAGCAATTGGATGAGTTTCTTCGCGACACGGACCCTTTCTACACACCTAAATATTGCCAGTACGCAGCCGATGGCGGCCCCAAGCCTGAATACAGCGACCGTGACGACAATATCCGTTACGGATGGCGTCCATCCATCCACATGCCGCGCTGGGCTTCCCGCATAACGCTGGAGATTACCGGCGTTCGTGTGGAGCGGTTGGCATCGATAAGCCCTGATGATGCGCTCGCCGAGGGTTATCCAGCAGAACGCGCCGCGGATGGTGGTCATCTCGATCCTTGGCTGTGGTTTCGTGGTTTGTGGGACGGCATATATCCAGAGCAATCTTTCAAGGCTAACCTGTGGGTGTGGGTCATTGAGTTTAAGCGCGTGGAGGGTGAGTGATGAAGATAAACCTCACCCCCGAACAAGCCTTAAGAGTATGGGGGTTTATTTCAGCTGAGGTTGACGCAGCTGCTGATGACGTGAGCCCTGATGAGTTGGCAGCGCTGGTCATTTTACTTTCTGCCTTACTCAAGCATGCCAAGAAGAAAAAGGGGAAGCACCATGACTAACAACCAGCAACTTGCAGCACATTGCCGCGACGTTATCGCCAATCCGCAAGACCATCTGGATTGGGTGGTGGATATGGCGAAGGCTGCGCTACGGACTATTGATACCGATGTTAAAATCTATACGCCTGCTGCATTCACAGCGCGTGACGCCAAAATGTTTTGCGCAGCTCATAAAGTAGAAGGCGCTTACGAGCTGGCTTCGCAAATGGCTAATTACGCCGTCGATAAGGTTGTACGCCTCAATGCCGCACACACAGCACAGATAGAGCCTATATGTGCCACAGGTGGTGCAGAGTGGGTGAAATGTAGTGCGCGTCTGCCAGAAGTGAATGAAGAAGTAATCGCCTTTATAGCGCAAAGCAACGAATACAAAGGCAAGGCATTCCCTGCCGTTCGATATGAGGAATACTGGTGGCTTGATGGTGAATCCTACTCATACGATGAAGTTAGCCACTGGCAGCCGATGCCAGCAGCACCGGAGGATTAATGGCTAAGTCACCCGCAGAACGCAAAAAGGACCAGCGCGAACGTCAGGCCGCTGCCGGTGAGCAGAAACTGGAGCTTGTTCTGGATAGTCAGGAATTAGCGATGCTGGCGCACAACTGCGCCGCTCGTCGCCCCGGTCGCGAACCCTATGATGCAGCTGAGTACATCGCGCTGCTGATTCGCCAGGATGATGCGCGTGTGCGTTCAAGATTTCGGATAATCAGCAAGCGTAAGTGCGGTAAGTGTGGTGATCGATTGCCGGTTAGTGATTGCCCATGCAAAGGCGAAGCAGCATGTTGGGCTAATCGCGGCTGGCATGAAACCAAATTAATGCTGTGACATGTCACAGCAATCAAACCTGTTGCAGCAGGTAACGCGTGGAGGAGATGTGCTGATGCAAAACGACATAATTTCTGATGCTGATATCGAGAAAATCACAGGCTACAAGATTCCGTCAAAGCAGTGCCATTGCTTAAAGCAAGCAGGTATATTTTTTGTGGTTCGGCGTGACGGCAGACCAAGAACGACCTGGCAGCACTTTAATGACCCAATTACACATCGCAAAGTTGCTGAACAGGAAAACCATGAACCAAACTTCGGCGCGTTAGATTAATGGCTAGAACAAGAAAAAATACTGAAGATGCATGGATGCCGCCGCGTGTTTATCGCGGCCGTTCAGCTTACGAGTTCCACCCTAAGAATGGCGGCGCTATTCGCCTATGCAGCCTTGATGCCGTGCAGTCTAAAGTATGGGCTGCGTATGAAGCGTTGATCAACGAAATACCCGACGACAAACTACTAGCATCTCTGGCTGACCGTTTCTTCAAGTCGGCAGATTTCTTTGAGTTGGCGCGGGAAACACAGAAGGATTACCTCAAGTATTCCAAAAATGTTTTATCTGTCTTTGGTGCCATGCCTTCTGATGCGATCAAGCCTGAGCACGTCAGAAAGTACATGGACAAGCGAGGATTAAAGAGCCGCGTCCAGGCTAACCGTGAGAAGGCATTTATGTCCCGTATGTATCGCTGGGGATATGAGCGCGGAATGGTGAAGGGGAATCCTACAAAGGGCGTGAAGAAGTTCAAAGAGGAGTCTCGTGACCGCTACGTCACAGATGCGGAATATCAGGCACTGTATTCGTGTGCGCCAGATATTGTGAAGGTGGCAATGGAGCTGGCCTATTTATGCTGTGCCAGACAGGCTGATGTCCTTTCCATGAAAAAGAGCCAGATCATGGAAGAAGGTATATTGATAAAGCAGAGCAAAACAAGCGTAGCGCAAATCAAAGGCTGGTCCCCTCGTCTAACTGCTGTAATTAACATGGCGGGAGAGCTAAACCTTAAGCCGGGCATGAGCAGTATATTCATCATCCACCAGCCTAACGGATCGGGATATACGCGCGATGGGTTTAATAGCCGCTGGAGTGCAGCGCGTGAAGAGGCTCGTATTAAATTTCCAGAACTGCTTTTCGATTTCACCTTCCACGATCTAAAAGCAAAAGGTGTGTCTGACCTTGAGGGTGATCTTTATGAGAAGAGAGCCATCACTGGGCATAAGAACGTCGAACAAACAGCAGCATATGACCGTAAGATTGTTGTAGTTCCGGTTGTCGGTGGGCAGAAAAAGAGCGTCTGATATTAGGAAGCGATATTAGGAAGAAAGCAGCAGGCACAAAAAAACCGCCCTTGGGCGGTTACGACATTACTGCTTATTGTATTGCTTTTATTAGGTTTTTTTACTACTTCGAATATGGTGCCCGGGGCGGGACTTGAACCCGCACAGCCATAAGCCGAGGGATTTTAAATCCCTTGTGTCTACCGATTTCACCACCCGGGCAGGGTGTAAATTGGAGGCGCGTCCCGG